CGGATAGACAGACCATATTGAGAATGGTTCCCATTAAGCTGCGACACGCCGGTGTGATTTGACAGGTGCCGTGGTGTGTGGTACGCGAATGTGCGCACGGTGAAGCGGTGCGGTTGCGGTGTGTCGTGTTGTGCGGTGTGGTATATTGAAGAGTAATAATATAAACTGTGACATTATAAGTGAGGTGCTTATGAATATTGTTATTAGTATTTATGTCATTATTATAATATTGTTGCTTATAGTATATCTTGCTGACTAAGTTTTGTATTGAAAAAATAGGAGTGATGAAAATGAGTTTCATGAATATTGAAGCATTGTCTAATTCAATTGATTTTAACGTGAATAGTATTTACGATGTGTTCGTGTATTTCGTCGATATTGCGTCCGATTGCTTAATTGAAACTCGGTTTGTCGATTGCATTGACGCATATGGGCTTAGGGATGTGCTTGACGATGGCGTGTTTTACGTTCCGGGTGCGGTGTGTTTGGGCTATCGGATTAATCGGTGATTGTGAAAGGTTGTACAATGATTAAGAATGATAAGAAAATTGCTACGTTCTATTCTTGGTTCAAGAATGGTGATATTGAGTTGTGGTGTTGTTCGTGTTCATTTCGTAATGTGTATGAAATGCGGTATGTTGTTAGTTTTGATACGCCGGACGGATTAAAAGACGCGGTAGGTTTACGCTCATATAACACGAATGATTATACACAGATGTTAAATGACGCTATCACATTGGCTAACACGCCTTTGCTGGAAAGGGATTGACCATGTATTGCAAGCGTAACACTTGTGATTTCATCAAGGGCTATAGGTGTCGTGGCGAACGGCGTGTTAAGCCCGTTGTTATGGGTACGAAGTGGTTTAAATGTGATTCGTCCGTGTCGGATTATGTGTTTGCGCATTGTCGTGATATTGTTGATTTGATGCGGCGGAATATGTGGGATGGGTGAGGTAATGGCCTGTTAGCTCAGTGGTTAGAGCGGCATCCTTATAAGATGTGCGTGCCGGGTTCAATTCCCGGATAGGCCACGTGATTGTGATATATTTGGTCATGGCATGTCGTTTGATGTGTCATGACCTTTTTATTTGTGAGGTGTTTTTTTGATGGATATTGGTTCGATTGTAACTGTTGTCGGGAGTGTGGGTTTTCCGATTGTTGCGTGTTGTGGTATGGCGTGGTTTATCGCCACGACGTTTAGTGATTTTAATGATTTGATGACTAAGAATAATGTGTTGACTGAAGAACTCATTGCATTGCTCAAGGATAATAAAGGGGATAATGATGCATCGAATATGGCGTAGCGCTGTAGCTTGTGTTTGTGCGTTGCTGCTGATTGTGGTGCCGTCTGCTAACGCGGATATGCGTGGCATTGACGTGAGCAATTGGCAGTGTGATATTGACACGGCAGCGGTGGACGCTGATTTTATTGTGGCGGGTGCTACATGGGGAGTCGGCGGTTTCAACAATACTTGTTTGACCAATGGCGTGAATCAGGCAGCGAATTATCAGCTCGGGCGTGCGGTCGATAGCGGTAAAAGTATCGGCGTGTATCATTACGCGATGGGACGTGACGCGAACGCGGAAGCTGACTTTTTCATTGACACCGTGCGTGGATACGTTGGTAACGCGGTGCTTGTTTTGGACTGGGAAGCTCAGGATAACCCGCAGTTTGGTAATGGCGCGTGGCTTGAAACGTGGGTGCGTCATGTGTATGACCGCACTCAGGTGTGGCCGATTGTGTATGTTCAGGCGTCCGCGCTGGGGCAGCTTACATCGTTCGTGCGTGAGCATTGCGGCGTGTGGGTTGCACAGTATGCGTCGATGAACGTGACCGGTTATCAGGAAACGCCGTGGCTGTATGGTGCGTATGGTGAAGCCATGCGGCAGTATACGTCGAACGGTTATGTGTCGGGGTATGCCGGACGTTTGGACTTGAATTATTTCAGGGGTGAACGTTGGCAGTGGGATGCGTACGCGCGTGGCGACGGTGCGAATGTATCCGCGCCGGAAACGAACACCGGTAGCAATGTATCGCAGTCTGCTTGCGTGGTGGTTGTGTCGGGTGACACGTTGTCGGGCATTGCCGAGCGTACCGGACTGTTGCCGTGGCAGTCGTGGCATGGCTATGGGTCGGGCAATCCGGCTGTGATTTATCCCGGTGAAACCGTGTGCTATGGCGGTGGCGTGGCTGCGCGGTCGGATGCGGCGCGTACGTATACGGTTGTGTCCGGCGAGTCTTTGTGGTCGATTTTCGGCGGTGATTGGGCGCGTGTCGCGTCGCTTAACGGTTTGTCTAACCCGAACTTGATTTATCCGGGGCAGATTTTGCGTTATTGAGAATCAATATCAATAATCGGCGTGTCGCTTTTTGCGCACGCCGATTTTTGTGCTATAAATATTTATGTCGCCAAAAATGGTTGACATAAAACAGATACAAAGGATAATAAACATGCGAAAGATTCGTAAGGTAATCGCTGACAGCACCATAAGCTATTATGACAGGGACGGTGTGGAACAGACGTTCCACACCACCGGAAACGTTCGTAACGTTGAAATGGCCGTCAAGGCACTTATGGACGCCGGCATCGTCAATGTATTGGTTGACGATATTACGGTCAATAAAACCGTGTACGTGATGGACGTTGAAACGTTTATCGAACATGCCGAACGTGTCGCGACTGACGTAACCGGCACCGACAACGACAACGACAACGATAACGATATTGAATTCTGAAAGGAACCGAAATGAACGAAGAAAACGAACAGATGAACGACACCACCGTGAATGAAACCGCACAGAACACCGCTGACAACTATCGTTATATTTGCACGATGGATAACAGCACGTTCGAGGGAAAACGTGCCATCGTCAACGCACGTAACAGCGCGTTGTCGTTGAACGGGCGCGGCGCGGAACCATTGACGGTTATCGGCGCTTATATCGCGCCGGGCGTCCGTTCTCAGACCGGTCAGAAATGCGCAAACGTCTATCTTTTCGGAAAAGACGGTAAGACGTATTTCAGTCAGTCGCAGGGAATTTACCGCAGCGTGTTGGATATCTACGATATGTTCCCCGATTTCAACGCGCCGGACGGCATCACCATTGCAGTCAAGCAGACCCCGCTAGGTGGCGGGCGTTCCACGAAATCGCTTGAAATCAAGTAGTTCGGAATGAAACAAAAAGTGCCATAAATTGTTATGGCACTTTTTTTATAAGGTGGTGAACATGCCTAGAGCGCATAAACAAGCAGACCTATTGACCGCGAAACGCAAGCGCGTACGTCGCGCAATAAACAGTCTGAAAAAAAGCATTACCGGCACCATGCCCGAAAGTGAAGCACGTGCACGGCGTGCTTACATTCAACGGCTTGAAACACAGTTGAAGCACACGTATGTTGGCCGTGTCCGTAATAGCGTCATGCGTGACGAACTGTATCAGCGTGCGAACGAAACCGCCGATAGACTTGTGCAACAGGTGGGCGAGGTGCGCGGCGGCAAAGGGCGTGCGAGGGAGCGTGCTCGTTCGTTCAATATCTTTCGTGAAGAAATGCGTATGGCGTCCAAGGGAATGCCGAGCGCACTGGGCGAACTCGGACGTGAAAAAGTAAAAGTGTTTTGGCGATACACACAAAACATATGGCAGAAATCGAACGTGCCGCCGAACAAACGACTAGAAGTCATCATGAAAGCGTATGACGCTGAATCGTTAAGCGAACTTTTTGACACCATCATGGAACGAAACGCAAAGGTGCTGCAATATGCCGAACGTATGAAAACGCATACGGGCGAATTGGAGGACTCTACGGACGTTGACGGCGGTAGCCCGATATGGTTGCTAGCGGTTTCACCCGACGTGATACGATGAAAGAACGCAAGGAATTTAGAGTAGCGGCGATATTCGACACCGAAACAACGAACATCGGCACGGGTGCCGAAACGCGCGCATACCCGATATTGTACATTTTCAACGATTTACGTGATACGCCACTGGAATCGTACACCCCCGATACGGACGATGTACGGTTTTACCGGCACACGTCCGAAGCGCTAGCGTACATTGACAATCTTATCGAATATGGCCGTACGCACGGTTATATCCCGATAATCGCGGCCTACAACCTTATGTTCGACATGCAAACTCTCATGTTGGAATTGGCGCAGTCGTATACGATTACCGCTAACGCGCAGACGGCCACAAGCGTGTATACGCTTGACTTGCTTGTTAACGATACCGTGGTGTGTCGTTTTTGGGATACGTTCTATCTCGAAATGGGTGGCTTGCGTGCAATGGGCGAGACATGCGGGTTGCCTAAAGCCGTGGGCGACTGGGATTACTCGTTGGTACGCACGCCCGAAACCCCGTTGACCGATGAGGAATTGTTTTACGCGCGGCGCGATGTGCAAGTGATACCCCAATACTTGCAATGGCTGCTACGCGCGAATCATTGGCTTACGCCGGACATGCTGGGTTGCCGCGTGCTTACCAAGACGTCGCTTGTGCGGCAGATGGCGCGGCGTGAGATTGGCGGACGGCGCGTAACGCTGCAAGGCGGTAAGAAAATCACATTGCAACGCGCTTTCGAGATGACGTGCAATCAAGAGTTTCCGAAAAACTATGAGTCCTATGCGTTGCGTAAGGCGTGTTTCCGTGGCGGTTTGACGTTTACGAGCGCTAAAACCGCTAGCGTCGTCGTGGATAATGTCGCGTCCTTGGATGTAACGTCAATGCATCACGCGTTCATCAACGGACGCCGGTTGCCGGTGAAATTCGCTCCAGCGCCTACGGATATTCTGCAAATAGCGTGCGAACGCATTATTGGCACGTCGCTTGACGCCGTGTTGTCGAATTATGATGACCCGTTTCTTACGGGATTGCATGTAGCTGTGAAATTTACGAATCTCAGGTTGCGTGAAAACACATGTTTTGATGTGTGGGGCATTGCAATCTGCCCACGCTCAAAATTCGTAAAGACGTTGCAAGCGGATACCGATTACAGCAACAACGAACGTGCGAAAACACAGGAAAACAGCGTCAGGGCGCACGGTTACGTTGACAGTGCCGTTAACCCGACGTACGCGTTCGGCAAATTGTATCGCGCGGACGAATGTATATTGCACGTTAACGAGATTGAATTGTGGAATGTGGCGCAAGTGTACGAATTTGATTCGATGCATGTATTGTATGGTGAAGCCACCACTAAAACGATTGTCCCGCCCGATTACGTGACCCTACAATCCAACATGCTTTTCGCACGAAAAACCGACGTGAAAAACTTGATTAAACATTATCATGAGGGTACGGCATACTCGAATGAAATACCCGATAGCATACCCGAGGGAATCGCACGCGACGCGAAAGCTGGCACGTTGAGCATGAAATTTCTGCAATCATATTACGGCAGCACCGTGAAAGGACAATTCAACGGAATCTATGGCACGCAAGCGCAAGACATAATGAAAGCCGATTACCGCGTGACGGAAACCGGCGAACTTGAAGTCGATAAGGCTACGGTATGCACGCCCGAGAATTTCGCGAAAAAACGTCCGAAAACACCGCGCGTACTCTATACATACGGTATGCGAATCGTAGCGGGTAGCAGAATGCATCTTTTGCTAGCCATGATGCTGATATACCGTCATTTCGGCGCACGCGTCACCGTCACGGGAGGCGATACCGATAGTCTGAAAATCAGCTGCGCCGATGACGTGACCGACACGGAACTATTGGACGCACTTGAACCATTGCACACCGCGATAGAAAACGCAATCAACCGCACCATGCGGCGCGTCCGAAACACCGCGCCCGACATGGCGTCAACGCTGGAACATATCGGAAAATTCGAGGTTGAGGACTGCGGCGGCACCACTCGTTACGCCGAACATGCGGAATTGTGGAACAAGGCGCGCGTCAGCCTGGACAAGAACGGGCGCGTGCATGTCACTTGCGCGGGACTCCCGCGACCGGACGGCATGTACACCATAGAAGATTTTATTGCCGATGTCATGCGCGCGGGGCACGGTTTCGCGGAAACCGTACAAATGTCGCTCGGGTATGATGTGTTGGTTGATTATGAGATTTGCCACACGTTGCAACGCAACCGACCGCATGTATGGGATAGGTACGTCGGCACCGTCACCGATTATCGGGGCGCGACATATCATGTTGACGCACCCGAAGCGATAGCGTTGTATCCGTCCGGTAGATGGCTGGGCGAATCGGACAAACAGGCGAACGGCGAGAATCTGACATATCTACGAAACACGTATAATCGAAACGTGGAAACAATGCCCCGTGAGCTTATCGTACGGGACGGCAAACCTATGATTGTGAGTATTGATGGCGAAATATTATTATGACCGGCTTAAGACGCTGATATTGCCGCGAAACGCCGATGTTAACATGATTATCGGCGCACGCGGCCTAGGCAAAACATACGGCGTGCGAAAATACATGATAGAGGATTATCTTAGAAACGGGTACTGTTTCGTTGAAGTGACACGTTTCCGTGAGGAAAACAACGATGTCGCGGCGAATTATTTCAGTCGTATCGTACAAGATGACATTTTTCCCGATTATGAGTTTAGGACAACCAATAAAATAGCCGAGATTCGTAAAAAGAAAACCGGTAAGAAAGAAAACGAATGGAAAACAATCGGGTATTTCATACCTTTGTCGTTGCAGCAGCAGAAAAAGAAAAGCACATACGTTAACGTGCGCAACATTTGCATGGATGAAATCATCATAGATAACGACGATAGATACCACACGTATTTGAAAAACGAGTTCGAGCAATTGGCGAAACTTGTGGATACCGTCACGCGCGAACGTGCTGACGATGCGGAACTACGCAAACCGAGAATATTTTTGCTCGGCAATGCTTGCGACGCGTTCAACCCGTATTTTCAACATTATGACGTGCCGTTGGAGCCCGAGTTCGGTTTGCAATGGCTAGGCGGAAAAACATGTCTGTTCGATTATGTGCGGGATGACGCGTATGCCGAACAGAAAACGAAGAATACAGTAGCGGGACGCATGTTGAAGAACAACGATGACATGACCGCAAAAAACAGGTTCAAACGGCATGACACCGATTTTATCGAAAAGCCGCACGGTCATGCAAAACTTACGTATGTTTTCCGATGGTTGCGGCATGAATACGGCGTGTATGTCGATTTGCGTTGTGGATACGTCTTCGTATCCTCGAAATACGATGGCGGCACGCATGTTCCGTATTTCGCAATCACAAGGGATGACAACAAATTGAACTATCTCACCGCGAACATGGCAAAAGACTTGATTAGGAATCTCACGTCATATTACGCGCTGGGTTATCTGCGCTATGATATGGTGGAAACGCAACACGCCGTGAGTGAAATGCTCAGAAATTTTGGCGTAAAATAAACACGGCATACGCGAGGTGTTACAGCGAGAATGCTAAAACATTATCGTTGATAACCACGGTTGACTCCGCCAATGATATGGCCGTGAGGGAAAAGCGCGCCGTTCGTCGCTGTGAATCATGTCGCAAGTGTGCTATTCTTAAGTCGTACCGGTTCGGTATTCGTTCGCCGGTACGACTTTTTTCATATATGAAAGGAAAAAATAATGGGTGACGAAACCACCGAGGAAAGGGACACCGCCGAACACGACGACCTCACCCCCGACGAAACGCACCGCGTAGGCGAGTTCGATGACTTGCGCGACATGCTGCGTGACGTGCTGGACAAGGTGAGCGCAATCAGCGACCGCACGGACGCAATCAGCGAACGAATCGACGGCATATACGACAATTTCGCCGATTCCGTCGCGCAAATGGTTGAAAACGGCGCGACCGTCAAGGAAAACGACGATGACGCGGCGGAAGCAATCGCGCAAGCGGCGGCAGAGGACTTGGAAAATCTCGACTACACGCTTTAATCGATAGGAGAAAAATATTATGGCTGTAGACAATGCGACAATTTTGGATAAGGTGCGTACCAAGGGTACGGACGATTATCAGCAGCGTATTCCGAGCGCGACACAGACAGGCGTGGCGAACACCATGCGCTACTTGTTTGACCCGATGAATCGCCAATATTTGAACGACTGTGTTTGGAGCATGGTCAATCGTATCGGACTCACCGTAATGGCGCAGAACGCGCCGTTTGAAAATCCTTTTGCGGTTTTCAAAAAGGAAAATCTGTATTGGGGCAGCACCGTACAAGAAATAGCCGTCAAATGGATTAAGGCGCACGGGTACAAGGATGACGCGGAAGATTTGTTGAAAATGCACCGTCCTGAAGCGGCGGTATGGTTCTACGAAATGAACCGCAAGGACCAATACCCGATTTCATGGACCGATGACGAATTGCGACAAGCTTTCGTTGATGATTTCGGTCTTAATCGTTTCATTGCGCAGATTATGGAAACGCCACGCAACAGTGACAATTATGATGAAATGAACATCATGCTTGCGCTGATTCGTCATTATGAACAGAATCTTGGTTTCTACAAGGTGCATCTCGACGCGGTGCCGAGCGACGAAACCACCGCCAAGACGTTGCTTAAGGCATTGCGTGCGACCGCGGGACGTATGCAGTTCCCCAGCACGCAGTACAACGCGTTGAACGTTACCGATATTCCGGCGTATGCCAATCCGCAGCAAATGGTGTTGCTGATTGAACCGGAATATCTCGCGTCGCTCGATGTTGACGCGTTGTCGGCTGTGTTCCAATTGGATAAGGCCGACGTGCCGTATCGTATCATTCAGGTACCGAGTCTCGGTATTCCGGGTGCGGTGGCGTTGCTTGTTTCAACTGATTGGTATCAGGTTCGCGATACGCTGTACGGCACTACCCAGTTCTATAACCCTCAGACGCTTTCCAACACGCTGTATCTCAACCACTGGGGCATTTATGGCGTGTCGCCGTTTACGCCGTGCGCATTGTTCACCACCGATGCTGGCACTTCCATCAAGGTTGTGACTCAGACCGTGACCGGGTTCACGCTGACCCCGACCACGGGCAACGTCAAGGCGGGCGACCTTATGCAGCTCACACCGAAGCTCACCGCCACCGTCACGCCAACGGGCACCGCCGTCCAGGTTGCGCCGAACGCGGCGACGTACGAGGTTGCGGCGAATCATGCCGCAAGCGGCGATGACGCGCACGGCGCGGCGTTCGACCTCAACGTCAATACGTTCGTGGATGACCAAGCGCGCTTGCATGTACAGCGTGACGGCCTTGTGGCCGGTGATGTCATTACCGTGACAGGTACCGCCACGTATGTTAATCCGAACGGCGAGACCACGGAACATTCCGCGACATGCACGTTCACCGTCGAATAGTCTGAATCGACTATGGTATAAAATGAGTGATGCTTCATGTGAAGCACCACTCATTTTTCATATTAGAAAGAGTACGATATGGATTTTCCACATATGCAAAACGCAACGGCATTCCCCGATACGGATACGCGCGTATACGGGCAGTACCGCAACGTTTTCGATTACAATGTTTGGACGCCAAACACGGTAATCAAGCTGTGCCGCGTGAATTGGTACGATGATTACCACGATGTCGTGAAATTCCCCGATGACACCACAAGAAACGAATGGTTTGACAACCTAGACGGCGAAACCGTCAAGCTGACAACGAACATGTATATCGCACGCGCCGACACGGACGGCATAAAAATACCTATCCCCTACATGACGGCGCAACAGTATAATTACATTGTCGTTGACTTTTCGCATGACATTATCAATACGCCGTATCAGAAAACCGATGTACAGACACGGTATCATTTTTTCATCACTTCCGTACGCGCGGAAGCGCCGAACACGACAACATGCACGCTTATGCGCGACGTATGGACGGACTATATCAATAGCACCACAATCAACGGTCTGCTGTTGTCGCGCGGACACGCCCCGTTAACTGAAATGACCCCGCAAGAACTGTTGAAAAACCCGCGTGCGAATTGTCGTGATTTCACGCTGCCCGACGTTGACTATGGCAACGCTGCATCGAATATCAGGAAAAGCACGCCGGTTAATCTGCAAAACGGTGCAAGATACATTTGTGTGGCCGCAACGTTTTCACCTGAACAATTGCAAACCATGAGTGGTATGCGCGGCTCGAACATCACGGACAGCGACCCGACATACAGTAATAACGACGGCACGGTAACGGGTTTCTCATGGGGTGCCGGAAACATTTACACGTCAAACGTCACCGGCGTAGGCACGTCCTATAATTCCGTTGACAATCTCACTATCAGCAACGTGAGCATGTATGCGCTCGAATCGTCAAAAATTTCAGGCGATTATTTCGACACGCTTTTCGCTTATTACCCTCATATCATGTCGCAGATTACAGCGGTTTTCGTCGCCACCGCAAACATGCTACATCTTGGTAACGCCGTCAGCGTGAATGGCGTTGAATGGCATACAGTCAGCGGCACCCGCGCAAAAATATCCGATATTGATTTGACAATCAATGATTTTGGATACGCGACTGAATACGCTAAAATAACGAGACTGTATCTTGCACCGTACGCGCACTTGGAAATATCCGATAATATCGGCAATAAAACCCGTGTGGAAATAGCGGACTGCGGGCAACTCTCGGTACAGACCGTCACATCCCTAAGCTACCCGATATTACGGCAAATCGCGTGGCTTGACGGTATTGGAAACAACGGTGACGCGTCCGTTAGCATTGAAGCCATCAACGGGACTAGCATTACCGCCAACGTGCCGAACGCGGACGTGCTCAAAACGCTCATATCGCACGACATACCAACATACGCGCTGCAACGTCGCGCAATCGACGCACGCCGTGCCGACGCATACAATCGAGAAATCGCGCAAGCACGCGAAAACGCCATTATATCGTACGAAAACGGCGCACGCTCGGCAAACGTGGCATTGAGCAACACTAACCGAAGCAATGCGAACAGCATCGCCAACACGAATCTAACGAACGCGCTTAATTCCACCGTCACGGCCAATTCAAACAACGCATCGAACGAAATCTACAAAAACAACGTGACACAACAAAATTTGCTGCTTAGTGCATCCAACAACAAAATCGATGAAATGAACACGGCCACCTTAGATTTGACAACGCAACTCGTGAATACGGAAATCACGGCGAGCGCGATTGGCACCGTCACCGCCGCAATAGGTGCGATAGGCACGGCGGCGACCGGCATAGCGGTGACGGCGGCGACGGGCGGCGCGGCGGCACCGATGGTGGCGGCGGGACTCGGCGCAGCCGGAAGCATCGGTTTGTCAAGTGCAAGTTTTGCCACCGGTGCGTCCAAGACGGCGGCGGAAGCCGGTTACAAGCAAGCGTACAATGATGCGGCGGCGTTCGCAGCGAAAAAATACAATGGACAGGCCAATAGCGTCAGCATCGCAATGGCGGGCACGCAAAACATTCAATCCACAACGCTTAACACCAACAATACGAATGCAAGCAACGCTACAAGCAGCAGTGTTGCGAACAACAATGCGAGCACATCGAATGCGAACGCGTCGGCGTCGCGCAATCAGAGTGTGGATAATGCCAAACGTGTCATGATGAACACGCGCTCGAACGTTAACGCTGTGTGGCGTGACTTACTCAATCATGCCGCGCAGCCCGTGGGGGCGTATAGCGGTGACAATTTCAGACAGGCCACGGGGCTTGACACCATGACCGTGAAAATAGTCACCGAAGACAATGGCGCGATAGCGGCGGCTGGCGATTACATGCTGCGCTATGGCGTCGCAAGCCGCAAACTCTACAACAAACCATCGTTGACGCCTTGCAAGCATTTCACGTATTGGCAAGCTGCCGATATATGGACGCTATGCCCGATTGCGCAAAACGAACAATTGCAGACAATCAGGGATATTTTCAGTTCCGGTGTTACAATATGGAACAGACCCGAGGAAGTCGGCGGCGACTTCGTACACGACAATCTATAAGGTGGGAAAGTATGGGACGTAAACGCACACATAAAAGGGCGTTAACGCGTGCGGAAATGGGCGAACGCGGCGCACCGATGTGGCAACAGTCCGAAGCGCTCAATTCGCAAGCGTATTCGATGGCGTATTCACAAATGTTGAATATCGCGCTATCTCGTTTCAAATGGTTGAATCTGCCGAAAACCTGTAACGCGTGGTTTCTTGAATACAATCTGCTGTATTTCGGTTACGCAACAATCGCGTTCCCGCGTAGCAAGCCGGGTGTGTTTTTCAGCACGCAAGCGGTGACTACATCGAATTTCAACGTGTATTACAAACCGAAGAAATGGGATAGTTACGGTATCAACGGCTGGCGTTTTCCGGTTAACAATTCCAATGGTGTTTTCATCTACGCTAACCGTGCGCGTACGCCACTCATTCCGACTATTGAATTTTTCGCGCATGAAATCGAAGATTTGTACATGACGAGGCGGCAGAATCGTTTCAATCAGAAGACACCGTTTATTCTTGAAGTTCCAGCCGGGCAGCAAAGTGCGGGTATCAACGTTATCAAGCAAATCTCAGGCGGTGAAATGGCAATCATGGCGACACCGGGCTTCACCGATTCCATGAAAGCCAACGTGCTGAAAACCAACGTCGAATACATCGGCATGGAATTGCAGAACGATATTCAAAACACTTGGAACGCGTTCTACCAATCGTTGGGCATTAAAAATCTTCCGTTGAAAATGGAACGGCAGACCGCCGACGAAATTAACGATTACGGCGAACCGACCGACCTACGCGCACTATCCGAGCTTGAGGAACGGCGTGCCGCGTGCGACATTCTCAACACAAGATTTGCAAAATACCTGAAAGAACCTATACAGGTTGTATGGAACGAAGACAATGTGTCCCGCAACTACGCTTACTTGACGGACGTGGAAAGAATGAACGACGATGACCATGCAGAATGACATAAACCCTTATCAGCCATGCGAATCACACGACGATTTCCACGGCGTGATGACATACACGTTTGGCGAACTGCTCGACGTGCCAGGCGGTATTGACTGGAATAATACCGCATGGTCATGGCGGGACATTGCCTATGATGACACGCAATACACGCGCTGCTGCAAAAAAATCGAAAACCGGTTCTATGACCGGGAAATAGGCGTAATGCCAGCAAGCCGATGGAAACGGCATTTCCTACGATTGATAACCGAAATAATGCCCACCCTGAAACCATTGTACGCAGCGGTTGACGGCAATTCCGCCGTCATGCTATCCGATATGGACACATGGCATAAAATGCGCACCGTGTTTTCCGATTTTCCCGCAACGCAGCTAGCCGAAAACCAAGACTATGCAAGCAACGCGACGGACAACCAATACGAGACGATTACCAACGGTGATTTCATGGACAAAGTCAATCGCATACGCAACGGCGATTACGTTGATATTGACGTATTGTTGCTTGAACATCTTGAAACATGTTTTAGCCCGTTATGGACGGTAAACATAAACAACTATTGAAAGGATAATACACATGTTTCCACTACTACCGTTTTTCTCGGTATGGCCGTACACACCCGCCATACCCGCGTTCTACTGGAACGCTAAAAGTCAAGAAGAAATCATAAAACACATTGCGTGCGAAATCGACCACATAACGGCATATCTTGACGAAATCGTAACCGACATAAACAAAACATTGAACGACTACGATACAAGAATAAAAAACATTGAAGCGCACATAAACGATTACGGTGTAGCCATAGCGCAACTGCAAGAACAAATAGACCACATAGGAGACACACAGCTAGTATGGAATGTCACAAAAGGCGAATACACTGACAGTAAAACCGCATTACGCGACCTCTACCGCGAATTGGCAGTATACGGCGCACGCGTCACGCAAATAGCCGATATTAACACCAACAAACTAGCCGAGCACCGAACCGACGAAACAGCCGCAATCGGCAACCTTACCATATTCAACAATAATACACCGCGCGTCACTAACCCAACCACCGGCAAACAATACCCGCCATTAGCATGAAAGGATAACATGACGTCAGAAACACCATTCTATCATCTGCCACTTTACGAAACCGGCGATTTAGCCGACCTACGCGACGGCTACAATGCTGCAATGCGCACCTTAGACCGCGTAATCCATCAACTGAAAGTACAGGAAGAAATAAATCACCCAACCAATCTCAGAAAGGACAACTAACATGACCGACTACACAACCAACTTCAACCTAGAAAAATATCAAACCGGTGACGCGGCCAACCTTAATGACCAATACAACGCGTCAATGGACATTATCGACGATAATCTTTACAAAATCAACACTAACGCCAACACAGCCGGTGAAAAAGCAGCTCAAGCACTGGAAACAGCGCAAAACAATAAGACAAACCTCACCGCACTAGGCGTAACCGATACCGACACCGCAACACAACTCAAAAACAAAATAGACAACAATACCGAAACAGCGCAAAACAATAAGACAAACCTCACCGCACTAGGCGTAACCGATACCGACACCGCAACACAACTCAAAAACAAAATAGACAACAATACCGAAACAGCGCAAAACAATCAAACAAACATTAACACCATAAACAAATACATCACCGTAAACAAACTATTCAACATGCGCGGCGACAACATCATAGTCACGTTTGGCGATAGCTACGCATCACCCACCGATAACAGGTCATGGGCAGTACAAACCGCAGCAGCGCTAGGGTGGACACTCAAAAACTACGCAATCGCCGGTGCTGGCTACATCGAACCAAACACGACATATCAAAACGAATTTACATCAGCACAACAGGATACTACATATCAGCACGAAAAAGTATCACTAGTCATAATCGGTGGTTCAAGAAACTCAAACGACGGATATGCGGGCACAATAAAAATAGCCGCAACAGCATTATTCAATCAATGCAAAAACGAATACCCTAACGCAAGAATAATAGCAATACCACTGTTGTGGGATAAAAAAACCGTATCCGACTATTGGCGTTACAATGCGGGCGAAATAGAACAAGCAGCCATAGAAACCGGAATAGAAAGCATCCCGTGGGCATGGACGTGGAATATGGGCATATCCACAAATTTCGACGACGACAACATACACCCTAACGCAAAAGGCACCACAATAATCCGAAACTACATACTACGATACCTAACAGGCACATACACAGGCCGACACGAACACTGGGTATGGCGCAAAGAGGGCAACCCCGCTGCTGGAATGCTCTCAGTCAACGCAAGCGGCGGAACAATTAGTTACGCATTTCAAATGTTATCCGGTGTCACCCCCTCAGAATGGACTAGCATAAGTGGTTTACCACAATGGGCATGGGGTGATACAGACAACACTAACGCAGTGCATAAATGGACGCTACAAATTTCTAACGGTGCAAACGAAGCCACACTATTCAAAATAAACGACGATGGCACGTTCGGAATACAACCATTCACAACCACAGGAAGCCACGGCACACCTAACGGACTCATGGCCGGACATTTCACAACAGCATGGTAACAACATAACTAACAAATAACAATTAACCCCGATAGGTTTTCCTATCGGGGTTATTATATGTCACCGGCTTTTTATTTTATATTATTCAACCTCATCGTCAATTGCGACAACATATGAACGACAAACACCAACTTTATCACTACGACACACGAAATCAAAATCACAATCACCATACATAATTTCAAGAACCGTAGTAAGAGCCGATGTAAACGTGACCACACTATCATCGACGTCACCACAATCAGTGACCGTAGTTTTAAACATGCCATCAATATCGACTTCATAAAAATTATCAGGTTCAATCTCAGTTACATAAGCGTTAACTTTAAACATTTTCATCACTCCTATTTTTTCAGTGCCATTTAACCGACACTCATATAATACCACACCGCACAACACGACACACCGCAACCGCACCGCTTCACCGTGCGCACATTCGCGTACCACACACCACGGCACCTGTCAAATCACACCGGCGTGTCGCAGCTTAATGGGAACCATTCTCAATATGGTCTGTCTATCCG